AATGGGGAATATTTTTCCCCTAATGGTGAACTTGTTGCAAGCAGTCAAGCTGTTTGGGAGGAAGTGGTTATACCACAAGTTATAAATAATTATGTAGAAAAACAAAAATCTTCTATATCTAATATTGTAGAGTATTCTTTTGTTTTTGGTTTAGACTTTTACCACTTTACAAAAGATTTTTGGTTTCATACTTGGGGAAACCTTATGCCGTATCACTTAGATACTAAAAACATATACTCTTATCATAAGTATAATGGTGGTCAATGGATTGATTATTCTGTTGGATTGATATATGGGTATAGATTTAACAAAAGTTTAGGTATATTTGTAGAAGGTAGATACAATAAGTATTGGAATCGACGATGGCACAACTTTAGTGTAGGACTTAATTATGTAATATTTTAATCATGGCAAAAGAAATAAATGAAGATACAACCTTACAGTTAAGCATTAAAACTTTAGCTGGTATAGCAGTACTAATCTTCACACTTGTAGGTATGTGGTTTACCTTGCAATCAGATATAACAGAAGCTAAAGAACTACCCCTCCCTCCTGACCCTGAAATTACTCGTATGGAATACGATATGAAGGACCAACTTATCCGACAGACTATTATGACTACACAAGACGATGTTAAAGAAATCAAAACGCAGATGATTAGAATGGAAGAGAAGATTGATAAATTAAGATAGTTATGAAAAAGTTATTATATATAGTTCTTTTTTTATCAACAATAGCTTGTTCACAAGATTTTCCTTCAGGCTTACATGTAGTAGAATTTAACGCTAGTTTTAACAAAACTAACGAAGTAGCTTGGTTAAACAAGCTTACAGACTGTGATACAGAACGAGTCGACATAACAACAGACTCTAGGTGGGCAAGTGAATATAAAATTGTAGTTGTACCTACATTAGTAGTTTTTAACAACAACGAAGAAGTTAAAAGATTTCAAGCTAACATAATGATGACTATGGAAGCTACAAGAAAAGAAGTGCAGGAGTCGGTAGACGAAATAATAATGGAAGCGTTTTAATAAACTATGAGACTTAGTAAAAACTTTGTATTGTCAGAGATAACTCGAAGCAATACAGCAACAAGATTAGGCATTACCAATGAGCCTTCTAAAAAACATTTGGAAAACATGCAAGTTCTTATTACAGAACTTATACAACCTATGCGCAACGCTCTCGGTCCTATTCGTATTAGTAGTGGTTATCGCAGCCCGCAACTCAATCGTGCTATTGGGGGAAGTTCTAAGTCGCAACATTGTAAAGGTCAAGCTTTGGACCTTCAGTTTTGGAAAGACGGTAAAATGTGTAATCAAGAAATATATCAATGGGTTTTAAAATCTGGTTTACAATTTGACCAGATGATAAACGAATTTGATTTTGCTTGGATACATATATCATTAAAAAAAGAAAAAAATAGAAAGCAAGTTTTAGAAGCATATAAAGATAAAGATGGTGATACTGCTTATAAAATTGCTGACATAGTAAAAATTATATGAGCAAATTATTAAGCTTTTTGAGTGGTGGAGTAATAGAGAAAGTAGGTAATGTAATAGATAACTTATCTACTTCTAAAGAAGAAGCTATGGCTGCTAAAAAAGCCATAAAAGAAGTAATGATGAAAGCTGAGTCCCAGGCTCAAGAACAAGTCACAAGGCGATGGGAAGCCGACATGAAGTCTGATAATTGGCTTTCTAAAAATATAAGACCATTAATTTGTGTTTTTTTAACAGCAATGTTTGTTGTAATATCTATATTCGATGGCAACGCTGGTGGGTTTGAGATAGCTCCTGCATATATACCTATATATCAAACGCTTTTGATTACAGTATATGGTGCTTATTTTGCAGGGCGGAGTATTGAAAAAATAAAAAAGAAGTGATTGATTACCTAATCATACACTCTACAGGGACTGAATACAAACATGTACCCGAAAAAAAAGAATATAATTTATCCGTATCTTGTGACATAATACACTTTAATGGTCAACTTTCTAAGTATAAAACGGAATCAGAGCACCCATCCAATAGCGAGTCTTACAAACATGTAGCATACATAGGAGGCTTAAAAGATGGCAAAGTTACTGATACCGCCACTTGGAAACAATACGATAGCTTGGAGCATATAGTGATGTATCACCTATTATATAATCAAAATTTAAAAATAGGATGTTCATCACTTTTTTTTAATAATAAAGCTGGAGTAGATGTAAGAAAATGGTTAAGGGACATGGGCGTTAACAGTAAAAATATTATGTAATGGATATAAATATTGGTTTATATACAGGTATTCTTTTTGGAATAAGAAGTTTTGAGCCAACTGATACTCATCCGTATTGGGAGTTTCATATTTATATACCTTTACTTTATATAGCTTTTTTATCTAAACCTACAGAATTTTAATTATGGCACGAAACACATTAGCTGGTAAAAGTAAAGGAAAAAGTAAAAGTGCAAAACACTACGCTGCAAATAAGAAGTCGCGTAAAAAAAAGCAAGAATACGACAAAAAGTATCATTCTACTACTACACGTAAAAAGTATAGGTCAAAGCTTAATGCAAAAAACCGAAAAGCTGGAACGTATGGTAATAAAGATGGTAAAGATATGTCGCACACTAAAAAAGGTAAGATGGTGAAAGAAAGGCAATCTAAAAATAGAGCAAGAAATCGTGGAAAAAAATAAACAATTACCTAACGAGCAAGTAATTAAAAACGAAAAAAAAGATACATTAATTGTTTCCGTTAAAGATAGTAGCAGAGTAAAGTCATTAGAAGATTTAATTAAAAATTGTAATGTAGATATTGAAACGTGGGAAGTAGATTGGTTTGATGTAGGTACATATGAGGTTACAGGTTTTGACGCAAAACGAAAACCAATTACTGTAACTATGTATAGAACAAAAGCAAAGTTTAAAAAAATTGATGTATGGAAAAATATATCAAAACTTACAGAAGATTTAAAACAAGATTTATTTGAAACTTTTTCAGCATATGCATTTAAACCGACTTATAAAATTAATAAGAAAGGTGGTGAAAGATACTTGCTTGAAATTGGGGCATACGACCTGCATCTTGGTAAGCTGGGCATTGATGGTGATAATTATTCTCTTAGTATGGCTAGGACTAGGCTTCACGATGCTATTGATTCCTTATTTTACAGAGCGAGAGGATTCGAAATCGAAGAAATAGCATTTGTTGTAGGTAATGATTTTTTAAACATAGATAGAGATAAACCATTTGGGTCTACAACCAAAGGTACACCGCAAAGCAACTCTGTAACAGCATATGAAGCATATAGATTTGGAAGAAAACTTTTAGTAGAGTGTATAAATGCTCTTGCATTAAAAGCTCCTGTACGTGTTATTGTTGTTCCTGGTAATCATGATGAAGAATCTATGTTACATATGGGTGACGCACTCGAAGCATTATATGAAAATACAGAGCATGTAACTGTAGATAACAGTAGAAGTTTAATGAAGGGTTATGTATACGGAGAATGTCTATTAATATTTGACCATGGACATAGAGTAAAGAACTACAAGAATTTAGCGTCTGTTATATCGCAAAGGTTTAGAAAGGTGTGGAGCAAGGTAAAACACATTGAAGTCCATAGAGGGCATCTACATAGCCTTAAAACGAATATAATGGGTCAGGTAGAAGAGTTAAACGGTATAGCAGTGCGACATTTAGGAAGCATGAGTCCGACAGACCAATGGCATGATGATAGTGGATATATATCTTGTATGAAGAGGGCGCATGCATTCGTGTGGCACAAGAAAGATGGTATGCAATGCGAATACTATTACAATGTACCTACTAAATAAAACTACGGTGCATTACTTTACATATTCTTTAAAAAGAATAATACTTTAGAAAGGTGTTTAATTCTAATATCTTTATTAAATGAATGACTTGACTCTGCCTTATCGTGACATTTCCTACATAGCGCTACAAGGTTTTCTATATAGTCCTTTTCAGAACCGCCCATACCCCGTGGATGTATATGATGAATGTCTACAGCATCTTGTCCACAACTGGTACAAAGAATGCGGTCACCTTTGTTTAAGTTAAAGAAGGTGCAGTACACCTTCTTATGATTAATCATTAGACAATTTGTTTAATGCGTTTCCAACTTTAACTAAACCTTCTAAATCGTTTTCTGTTATTTTCTTTTGTATAAAGTCGTTTAGTTTTGGTTTTGATTCTCTGCTTCCAGAAGAAAATTTATTACATTCTTCATGATACCACTCTCCATATTCTTCCAATAAAGTAATGGCTAATAATGCTTGATTATCTGTCATTTCTTAATCTTTTTTTTAGGACGTCCAGGCTTACGTTTACCTTGTGTTTTATTTTTAGAAATCTTTTTATTACCATTAAGTTTTTTTTCTTCTTTGTGGCAATCTTCATGACACTGTTTATTATGTCCTTCATGTTTAATGTCTTTAATAATTTTGTAAGTAACACATAATGCTATGATACTTAATAATGTTAATAATGCAATCATAATAATTTTTTTAAAAATTAGGGGGGCCGCAGACGACCAAATCTTTTCACCCCCCTAATAGAACATCAATGCAGCATTCACGTAGCCCGCTCACGTTTTTTGTTAAGTATATATAATCTTCGCTTAAGCTCTCCTTCACTAACAGCTATAGAAAACTTTTTTCTTAAAGCCCTTCTAGCTTTATTCAAACCTTTACCATTGTTACTGTACATATCTGCAATAGCAGTAATGATTTGATTTTCTTGCTCTGTATATTTACTCTTCATTTTCTATTTCTAAAATACTTTTAATTTCTGTTAACTTTTCATCTGTCTTTCTATATTGTATAACTAAAGAATTAAAAGCATTTCTAAGTTCTTGATAGTTTAAAGAATCAACATCATATCTTTCAATATTAAAAGAATCATATTTAGTTGAATGTATTACTTCGCATAAATAGTCATGAAAGTTTTTCCAATCATCTTCTAAACATAAACAATCTTCGTAGTGACTTATATAATGTATTACTGTTGCGTGGTTTTTACCAAACAAAATTCCTAAATCAGCATAACCCAATTTAAAATATTGTCTAATTAACTTTGCAATAACTGAGTTTGTATCAACCAGTTTTCTTTTTCTTGTACCCAGAAACTCAGGTGTTATATTGTTATATATGTAAGCTTCTTTAATTAAAGTTTGTATTGTATCATGTACATGTGGCTTTAAATAAAGTTTGTCTAATCTACGAAAATATAATGCCCAAGGTTCTTTTACGCTTCTTTTTTTTGTCATAATAAATTTCTCCAATGTGTATTACTAAAAGAATATATACCAGATTGTACTATTTTAGCACTGTGTGGAATTTGTTCGTTAAAATATATCCAAACATTATCCAACTCTGCATCTAATTGCAATACAGTTATTTGCTTTCTTTTATACCATTGTGGATGTCCTTCAAGCATATCCAGGTTTTTTAATACTCTTCTGCTTACATTATATACTTCACCTACAATAGTTGTAAGCGGCATACGTTCTGTGACATAAGGAATACCACTACTATACATAGCGTATTTATCTTTAGTAGTGGCATGCCCTAAGCACTCGGAACCTTGTAATAAGTAATTGTTTGAGTATCCGCGTTTAAGCGTTCCATATACAAACACTTTCTCCATTACAATAATTGTATTTCGTTTTCTCCATAGAACAATTTTTCTTTATCTCCTTGTTCATCCATAGTCCTAAATAATTCTATATTGCTACAACCTATACTATAACATACTCTTCCATCATCAAGTCTTGATTGATAATCTACTATAACTATATCATATGGTTCTTTCTTTTCAATAAATACAAAATAAAACTTATTTGCACTTAATGCATCTTTGTAGAACGCTGCTTGAATAAAATACATATACTTATCTATAGACTCTTTTATATCATCTATGTTTACAGAATTACATGTTTTAATATCAACAATGTAATTTTCTATAGGGTCATAATAGTCTACTTTAAGCTTACAATTATGTTCTTTATAGTTAAATAAATATATTTTTTCTTTAAAAGAATTACTCCAGCCTGACATAAGTTTCTCAAATGTAGGATGAGAAAGTAAATTATCACGCATGTCATATAGTTTTTGTTCGTGTTTTTCAGATATAATGTTTGGTACATCTTTATGTCTTTCTAACCACTCTGCTATATATTCCTTGCCTGCTTTTGTTCTTTTGTCTATAGCAGGTTCAAATGCGTAATGCTCTTTAAAAGTATCTGGTTCTAATATTAAATGATGAAACGCTGAACCAAATAACATTGAATCAGTTTCTTTATTATTATCCATCATATAATCAAACTTAACTTTACTACAATTACAGGCAGCTTTAATCATACTTGCAGTTATGTACTTTCTATCTTCGTAATAATTATCATCTGTAACTATTCCGTTGTTTTCTATAATCTTAAAATTTAACATACTAAACTATATTTAGCTACTGTTGTAGTTTTTCTACTACCATCTTTGTTTGTCCATCTTGTTGCTACCTGAGTATTCTCTGTTTGTATATTGTGTCCTTCATCTTTAAGAACATATATAGTAGCAGATAATCTGGTGTTACCTAAATCTCTAATAGCTTCTAATGATGTAATGCTACCATATTGTTTTAAATAATCAAGTAGCCTTGTTGCGTGTGTTTCTCTTGCCATTGCTTAATGCTTTTATTTCGTTTGTTAATAATGCTCTGTTTAATTCAGCCATTGAATGTACATGTTCTTCTACTGGTCTGTTACGATTATACTGTTCAATAAGAAACTTTCTATGTTCTTCGCTTCTCATATGTTCAGGTTCTCCGTAACCCCACATAATTGGTAAATCATCGTTCATATTATAAATTTTAATTAATACTCCTGGGTTTTCTTTATCTACTTTATGTCCAATAAAATATGGAACTAAATTACTTGTATCATCGTCTTCAATCCAATCATATTTAACCATTAAATCTTGCACAGTTTGTGCAGGGTTTATATAGTCAAACTTTCTACGGCTGCTTCGAATAAAATAAAAACCAATATGTAATGGTTTTGGTAAGTTTTTAGTTAGCTCTACAAACTTCTCTTTATTATCTTTATAATATTGTTTGCTGTTTTTTATATATGTTCTTGTAGCTTTACTATGAATAAGCATTTTACCTGTCCATTGTTTACTATTTTTGCTTGAACTTACATTGAATGGTATAAATATTTCATTCTTTTTCATGCGGGTCTGGTATATATATATAAAATGTTTGAGCTGCCCATTGTTTTACTTGTTCAATAAAAACTAACATTTGTTTGTTAGATAATTTAGTTGTGCTTTCTGTAGTATCATACCATTCATCATTTACAAGTATTTTCTTTTTAAGAAACGTTTGTTTAAGTAACTCATGTGTTTCTTCTTTTGTATAACCTGTGTAATCAGATATAAGTTTTACTACTACTCCCCAGTAATACTGATTAAGTTGACCACTTCTTTTAGGTCTATATTCAGATATTGTTACCTCTACTGTTTTACCCTCGTGTCTAAGTACATCTTGATTTAATCTTTCTTTATCAGCAAAATGTAATTTATTATCGAGTGCTTTTGCTATATGTTTTAGTTTCATAATATAAGTAGTGACCTAATCAGAGGCTATGAAAAAGATGATGTAAAGTAAAGGAAACTCATCATAGGCCACTACATATTATATATTAAAACGGTAAATCATCCGTTGCTTCAGTAAAGTTGCTACCCTTATAAGCATCAAGTGCTGCGTTATAAGATGCCATATCAGCTGGTGATAACTTTTTATTGTATTTATCCATCCATGTAATAGGCTTACCTTGTGGGTTAGCAAATCTATATTCTACAACACTTTTAATAACAGGTTCTCCAGTATCTTTATCATTAGTCCAATACTCTCTTTCTCCCAAACAAACATTAATTGTGTTGCCTAAAGTTTCTTTACAAGCCATAGGTATAGAACTAAAGTTTTTAGCACCAGCTGCCTGTAAAAATCCTTTAAAGATTTCTTTACGAACTCTTACTGCATTTTCACTTGTGTTGCTATCAGCACCACTCATTTTTAAATAAGCAATACCATTTGAGTTAGATACTTTAAACTCTGTGTATGGTGTACCAGTGTAACCATCGCGTTGTGCGGAAGTTTTTACTTCCATCACTTTTACTTCATGCACGCCTGCAGGTAGATAGTTAACAGTTTCTTTAACTTCTACGTCATTTAAGTTGTCAAACATATTTTAGTTTTTATTTATAATACTCTTCACATTTATCAATAACTTTTTGCAAGTCATTGTCTATATATAACTCATCAAACATACCCATTGGGCTTTTTGCTGAGTCATTACCTTGAGATTGAGTTCTAAATCTGTAAGACATACCGTTATCACTGCTGTGATTGTCAGTATATAAACAAACTACAAACTCTTTTTCAACGCGTTTCTTCCAGCGATTACCATCTACAGCTACATATCTTTCTTGTATACCTGTATCTCCTTCGTAAGCACCGTCAATAGCTAAGAATATAACATTCTTATCTGTGTTTTTACTCATGTTAAGTATGCGGTCAATTTCTTTGTTGTAAAATGACCACACATCAAAACCTTTAAATCTTATATCAGCTTCACGATATATCATTTCGATAAGACTTGTAAAAGATTCTACAACAATAGTTTCAATCTCTTTTGATTCCATTGCTTTCTTAAACGCTGCATTAAAAGTGTTTAAGTCTGGTATTGGTACATTTAAGAAATTATTAGCTCCTTTAAATGGTAGTTGCTTTCTTTCTGTATTAAGTACTGCTGTTGATTTTGGGTTAAGATTTCTTAATGATGTGGACTTACCCGAGCCACTTTTACCTACTACAATAATGTTCGGTTTCATTTGCTTTTTGATTTTAATTGTTTATAATCGTCAATGCTATAGGTTTTACTTTTTTTATTAGATGAACTAACAAACTTCATAAAACCCCTTAGCATGACTTTGTCTCCCTTGCTTATGCGTTCTTTTAGTTCAGAAAATGTCTTATTAACAACACTTCTAACTAATTGCTTATCATAAGGTAACTGCTTACTTACCTTATTAACAATATCTTCAGAGCTTTTCATTACGATACAAATATAAGATATTAATAATTATTAACAAAGTTATTTTGTTCTATTTCTTCAAACTTTGTAAGATAATTTATCCATCGTAACCACTTACTACCAATACCAATATTTCTACCTTTAGCAAATATAATTTCAGCTTTGTTTTTTGTGCTGTTGCCTTGTGCGTCTCCTTCAAAACCATAATACTCTGGTCTATATACAAAGACTACTGCATCTGCTGCTTGCTCTATCTCACCTGATTCGCGTAAGTTAGATAACATAGGTCTGCAACCTTCGTTTCTTTCTACTCCACGAGATAGTTGTGATAAAGCAATAATAGTAATATTAAGTTCTTTAGCGATATTCTTTAAGGACCTTGCAATGATAGATACCTCTTGCTCTCTGCTTCTGCCTTTTACAATATTGCTTACAAGCTGAAGATAATCTATCATTACAAGTTTAGCGTCCTTAGTAATTACATATTGACGAATTTTATTCAACAGGTATCTCAGGCTCGTACTGTTGCATTCGTCAATATATAATGGTAGTTGTTCTAAAGCACCTGTAGCAACGTGAATTTTACGCCACTCTTCATCATTGATAGTACCTTTAATTAGATACCTATTGTCAATTTCTGTTTCGCAGCTTAAAAGCCTTGACACAAGTTGACTTGTAGACATTTCGTAAGAAAATATAACAGAACTATGACCATACTTTGCTGCGTTAGCTGAAAGAGCCAAAGCAAATGAAGTTTTACCCATAGATGATGCACCGCCTACAATAATAAGGTCTTGAGGTTGCCATCCGCCTGTAAACTTGTCAATAGACGAAAAGCCTGAAGGGATACCGCTCATACCTGATGATAGTGAATTCTTCTCAATAACTTTGATAGTATCACGCAAATGCTCACGAAGAGCAACGATAGAACCTTGTTCAGCCTTATTGATATTAACAAGAGATTTCTCAATGTTGGTTATGTGTTCATCAACATCCTTTTCATTAATATTAACAAGGACATCTTCGCATAACGACTTAACAACTTTTCTTTTAACAGTATCATTAAGATATAGTATACATGTTTTAGTGTTATGCATAAATGATATAGAACTATCCATGCATGTAGCTAATGTGTAGTCTATTAACTCTATACCTTTAAGGTCTGTTGCTGCTTTAAGTAAATCAAACTTGTTGCCTTTTTGATAAGTTTCATCTAACCAATTGTATATGGCTTTGTAAGTGTTATTACTAAAAAGGTCTGACGATAACATTTCGTGGTACTCATAGTAATCTTCTCTTTTGTTTATAAGCCTACTGATTAGTACTTGTTCAATGTTATCGTTCATCTCTTTCTGATTTATTATTAATGTTAATAAAACTTTGATTGATTATACATTCATCTGTATACCGTTCATGTTTAATCCATCGTTCTGCGTGTGGAAATTGTGGAACAAATATACCTTTACGCTCTTCCTGTTTCTTCCACTCTATTTGTATAGGAACAGCTTTCATAATTTTTGCTGTCAAAGATTTGTTTGGTCTTAGTTTCATCCATTCGAATTTAGCTTTCTTCTTACCTACTCGAATAGGGTACAGTTTCCAAAACCTTTCAAAGTCTTTCTCTAATCTAATGCGTTCATCAGTAGATAGTCGTATACTCTTTTTAATAAACAGTTGTTTAGATTTGTCAGTGAACTGCATGTAATCGTATTTTAGTTTTACATAACCATAATACTCAAGCTCGTTGTAACAAATCTCTAACTGTTCAGTAGAAATACCATACTCCTTTATTAATACTTCATTATTAATTTTATGTTCATTAGTTGAAACATGAAACTCAAGTATTAAAAAAGAGAGTAAGGTAATTTCTATATCAGAGTCTTCGTATATACAAAGTAAACTATTTACTGCATTACTTAATTGAGACATCCTCTGTTACGCATCTCCTTGATAATCATCTGTAACGCTTTCCTACCTACCTTGCTACCTGTACCAGCCAAGTTAGATGCAGTATCATATCCTGCTTTATGCGTTAGATAATTAGTCATACCATTAAACAAACCGTAAAACGTAGCACCTTTAGTACTAAACTCATCTTGCATACAATGTTCTATATGCTGACGCTTCTTATGCCACTTAACATTCTTTTGTTTAAGATTTGTATTTGCAACAAGGTCCATTACATCAGATACAAAACTATCTGAGTACTCTATCTTATGACACTGCATAGTTCTCATAAGAGATGCAAGACCATTTAAGTTCTTGTCTATCAGGTCTGTAAGACTTGTATCCATTTTAGTTGAAGAGCCTGCAAAATGTTTCATAGTATGATTACGCTCTTTGTCTGCCATCAATACACTAAACATATTACTGCAACTATGTATCTTGTTTGCTACACCAAAGGTAAGCTTTTGGCTGCCGTCATGCGAAGACAATGCATATACATAACAATCAGCATCTTCCTGGGCCCAATTGGCTTTCATTTTTGTATACTTAATAAACATATATAGCTTACGACCTTTATCAAAGTGTCCACATGATGAACTCTCTAGGTCATAGTTACCTGTTCCTATTTTATCGAGAAGTATATCAAGTATCTCACTATTTTGTTTTACAGTATACGCACTTCTTACTGGACCTAAAGCTTCGCCTGTACTGTAATTTACAGTAGCAAAGAACTTTGTCTCTGCATAGTCATCAGCAAACTGCGTGTTGTAAGTATGTAGTGGAACTTTCTTCACCAGGAAGTCAAGCCCACCTTCTTTTAAAAATTCTTCTTTAGTCATTTATTAATTTTTTACCTTTAACAATCATTGAACTACTATAAGATGGCATGTACTTACTCTTTAATGAATTAGTATTCCATGAACCACCTAATGGTCTACCGAATTGTAATATATCTATAGTATCTGTAACATATTTAGTCTTCGGGTTTTTTTCTGTTTGTTCTTTTGTCTTCATTTATCTGCTCTTCTATTAAGTACTCTTCATACATTAGCCTATCCATCTCTGCTTTTTGTTCAGCTTGGATTAAAGCGGCCTCAATATAGTACTTTTCGTATAGATATTCAAGACGTTGTTCTTCTAATTCTATTGCTTTGTTTTTATAATATCCCATATTAGTTAATTTATATATGTAAAGGCTGACAGGTTTTGTTCTGAAGTCTTACAAAGAGTAGCTGTCATTATTAGGGTTTAACTCTTAATCACCCATGCCTTTATATATAATTACACAATCTCTCCATCTCGCTCTATAATTGCTGATGGCAACCTATCACTTACACCAGTAGTACTACTAAACTTCTCTACTCTAGTGTTGTAATAGTTCATAATTTGTTCTCCAAGATTATCTCCAAGAGAATACTTTATCACGGTGTCTAATAAAATACTATCTATGTTTGAATATATATCTCTTTGTCTGTTTTCTGCAAACAATACAAGAGACATGCATATCAATATCCAGTTGCGTATTTTATTGTAAGACAATGATGCGCTATGTAATCTAAACTCAACAGTTGGCTTACCGCTATCTGTGCTAAAGTTGTTGATGTTAACCCATCTATATCTTGTACCACAATATCTATCATGTCTACATTTCTTGTTATGATTCTTATCAAGAACTACAGTGCCATCAGTGCCACCATATATATACTTACCAAGCTTTGTTCGATAGTTTTGAAATGTTATCTCCGATGCCCAGGTAGGTATAGGTTTACAATAAGAACTTTGTGCTCTTGATACAGGCATCATACGATACAAATCATCTTGAAGATGATAACATAATCGTAACAACATAATAGTAAACCTGCGATTAAATTTACCACCAATATGTACATGTATACCACACGACCTGTCAATAGTATGACTAGTGTACTGTAACTCTTTACATATTTTCTTAAGATGATTAAAGCCATTGTCGCCACGCAATACACCAGTTACATACTCGTTACCATTAATTGAACCATCATAAACAGATGCAAGATTGTAGTCATTCCAATCACATGAATCAATACAACCAGACGCTGTCTCCAATTCTACACCAAATGTATATCTAATACCATTTGATATAGACCAAGTTTGACTGTCTGTACCATATTTTTTGTTGTGACTATTACGAATACGTGCATCTTTGTCTGTACTAATTGATACTTGGTTATTCCAGGACTCTTGGTCAGAGTGACCGCATTCATCAAAGTTGTGATGGTCACTACTACGATACTCATCACAGCTTTCACAATAATGACAGTCATGATAGTTGGCTTCTTCTCCATCTATATAACAAATGTCTGTGTCTGAGCATCTTACATAGTCTTCATCATAATGCCAATAACCTTCTTCGCCTCTGTTAAAATAGCCAAACACACATTCGTCAGTAAGTATCCATTCACTATTAAGTTCAGACCACCTTACATCATCCATGTCTGTAATAATAAACCATTGATTATTATTTACCCAACACACTCCATGTTCTTGCATTAAATCTTCCATGTCACTTACAGACAAATCTTGACTTAATACAATACCAGTGCTTAATTCTTCAGTAAATTTTTCTTTAACAATCAATGTTTTTTCATAGTCATCTCTAATAACTATTGTTACTTGAACATGACCTTCAGGTATAGTTGTATCAACAAATTCAGTTACGTCTAGTGGAGCATCAGATGGCAAGTCATTACTTTGATTTGCAATTATATCTAACTCTTCATTTTCTGTTGGCATAACATCTTAATGTTTTTTAGTTTACGAATAACAATATCTACATCTTCTTTATTAGAAGCTCTACTTCTTAACTGTTTAGTGCAGTCAAGGACCCCATCTATATACTCCAAGTCGGAGATAAAGATGAGGTTCTTTTCCAAATTAACTAACATAATTAAAAAGGTATGTCGGTTTGTTTCTCAAGCTCAGCTTTTGATTCATCCCGTTTATGTTCCATATAATCTAAGTGTTGATACATACTTTGCATCATTTTATCAAACACCGTTTGCTCGTCATCATTCCATTCGTGTCCCGATTCAAATGATGCTGTTTCAAGCATTTCTATTTGTAACATAAGTGTAGCTATCTCAGGTGATTCTAAATCCTTTTCAGGATATATATCATGAGACCATTTAAGATTATCTGTATAATAATTGTTGTACCCATTGTACCAATCATCATCATCAGTTTGTGACCAGGATTTAGTTTTGTAATCTGTCCAGTTCTTAACCTTCTTATACTTTGGTTGTACAAATGTAGTTGGTACTGATATAGAACACTCAAGCTCTCCGTTTTTGTATACATGTATCATTTCAGGTTCAACTTCAACAGGTTTAAATTCAGATGATATTTCTTCTAGACCTTCTTCAAGTGAACTAAAATACACACCGTCTTGAGTTTCAAGCATATACAATGGGTTGTTGCGTCTGTATACATATAGTTTACCATCACGCTCAGTCCACACTGCATTGATTGTACCACCATGTGTACCCAAAGATTGATAGTCATTAGTTTTCTTTAGTATTTCAAAGATAGCTTTACTGTCAACATCTGGTTCTTCAATGTTGTGTTGTTTACATAACTCTTCATAGTTAGATAACACACCATTGTGGCAGCCAATGTACTTGCCAATAGCATATGGGTGTGTGTTCTCAGCAGTTTTATCACCGTGAGTAGCATACCGTGTATGTCCAATAAATAAATTAGCACTCGTATGGTCTATCATTTTTAAGAGTTCTGAGCTTTCGTCTTTTGTTTTGTATAACTTCTGATGCTCTCCGTCTTCTGCATATAGACCTGTGCTGTGTCCGCCCCTGCTGTCGTTGTCGTTCAACAGGTGCATAGCTTTAAGTATATTTATACTCTTACCAGAGTACGCTGCAATTCCGCACATAATAAAATAATTAAGTTAGTTTTCTGTGTTTATATAAAAATCGTTGTAAGCTTATTTTTTCTGACTCCTGAATTATAACTTCATCATTTGGGCCCAACTTTGTAAAAAATGTCCATTGGCTTTTACCTGTCTTGATTTGAAGTCTAAAAGGTTGTAAATCATTACCATCAGGTGTAAAACATCTATGTAAAGAAAAAGTATGTGGCTTATGTTTCAAGCTCTCCAGAAATTTTCTTGACACATTCAAGCTCTTCATAGATAGAGATGTATTGCTCATCTGTCAAATTGTATTTAGATTTAATACTATCAATAATTGTTTGCGTTATACAACCAAACAACTCTTCATCATCATAGAATATGTGTATTGCTTTCATGATATTATCTTGACCAATCATGATGCTGTCACCTACTCTATTTTCTTGAGTAAATACATACTTACTCTTCATATATTCGAATACAGGTTCAGCTACTGACTTGCCGTCATAAGTGATGTCAACAATAAATTTATCAGTTCTGTTATGTGAATTGATAATTTCATGTTCATAGTATTCGTATGTATTTTCTGTGTCGTGATTACAGAACAATACGGCTTCATCACTCGGTCCGTTAACAGTTGATGGCTTGTATATATTTATATTAAGCTTGTCACGAGTGATTTCTATAGTACCAAGACCTACGTGAAATGTCTTCATAAGTATCTGTATTTATTGATTCTTAAAGCAATGTCGTAGGCAAACAATGTCATAACTACTGTGCATAGAGCGATGATAGTGGACATAGTACCAAGAGTGTAAACAAAGTATGCTATTGCTGATATACAGCCTGTGAACAAGAGGCACAATAGATACAAGATTATAAAGTTCGAAAATTTACCTTTCATAGGTTATGTTAGTTAAGTTAATAGAACAGAGGGTGAGCTCTGTTCCTTACTGCACTTCGATACATCTCACTATGTATAATAAGCAATATAACATGGGTCACCCTAACTAATTTGAAAATAGGTGCACCCAACCGTGCTTATTACTTAAAATCTACAACAATCAACCCGTCCGATTGTATCGTACAAGTCATTGTAGATGATAAGTTTACGACTAATTTCTTGGCCGTCGTTAAGTCCATCCTACCTGCTCTTGCAGTATAGGAATTTTCGGTAGGTTTAGGCTCTTCTAAATTCCAACGCTCTTTAGCTTCATTTGGAAAGTATCTTGAGTATGCCATTGAACAAGATTTAAGAGTTCTGTCTAAAACTTTAGATGCTTGTTTAACACCTTGCGTGTAACCTAACTCTTTGGTTAATCTACCCAATCTTTCAATGTCTTGTTTACTCCAAGTTCTAAACTTACCTTTAGTGTTCTCGTTGTGAACAAACCTGCCTTGCTCTGCTCTTCTTGGCTTATCAATTAACTCATATCTTAATTGATTGTAAGCTTTAGCTCTTTCTGCATTTTGCTTACCGTTTATAGTATGCCTTTTAAGCCTTGGTGGTAAATCGTCAATGCATTGAGGTACAATCTTTTTACCTTTACGCTTAACGTATACATTTTCTTTTTGCATTCGTTCTACCATTCGTTGTAGAATCATTTCTTGTGTAATGATTTTTGTTTTCACTTGACTAATATTTAATTAAACATATGTTTCTTTAATAATAATAATAACGCGATTTAGCAGGGCACTACCCCTGAATAGACTACCACTGGTTGTCACACCTTCTGCCCTTTCGGTATCATATCACTGCCTTGGCAGGCTAACCTTATGCATTACTGCACCTTGGCTTACACGCGCGAACGTGCCTAATCTTGGTTGAGTGAAGGCAATGGTGTGCCTTGTAAAACCCAACTTAATACCTATCTAATAATTAGTTTTTTTTTAGACGCCTATTAATATAGTTATCCTGCTAAGGACTCGTTTACCTAAAGATTTATAGGCAAATCTGCGAGCTACTGCAACTATATCCCTACCGACCTTATCGGAACGAAATCGTTATAGGAACTAAATCTCCCCTACAGTTTCGAACCTGTAGAGTGTTATTATTAATCAATGTATGTCAAAACAAAAAACACACACTAATTTAAACAGAGCAAGAAGAAAGCACGCAAAGGGAATAAAGTTCAATTGCGAAGCAATACTCTGCATACACTACGGCGCATAGTGATAGTGGATAGCCCGTGGAGTGCGTGAACTTGAGCACACGCTGTGGGACAAACTAATGCAAAGCATTAGCGTTACGAAAAAAGGTACAACAGAGTTAACTGTTGTCCTTTTGAGCATTTATATAGTTCTGTAATTGATTATACTTTCTGCGAAGTCGTGTAAGTTCGTAACTTACATAAGCGAAGCAGATAACCATTGTAAAGAATGCAATTTGAGTGAATACAAGTTCTGACATAATATAATATTAAAGTTAATTACACCTACCAAACTCGTGCCGTTGCAAGTTGCCTATCTACTGATAAGTTCTGCAAGGTACACACGAGTTTAGAAGTGCAGTAATAATACTACCAAAGACTGCCACCACGCTTTGAACGAGGTGTGCGAGCAGTTTTGGTTAAGTCAAAGGCTGAACTATCGTTTGACACAAAATCCGTAGTCGCAATAGTATAGTCTTGTAACTTTGAGTTGTAGTAAGTCTGAACTTTTAAGGTCTTGCCTTTGATAGAGTTAGCCAAGTCAGCGAGGACATAAGGAACTTTATTTTCTCGAAGTATCGAGTAAAGTTTAGAAATACTACGAGGAAGTTTGAAGTTTTCAGCGAAATCTTCCAAACTTTCGTAAAGAATTACTCCGTCGTCGTCTGTCAAAGACAAGATATGTTTTGCAACATTCGTGTTTTTAGCAGGCAAGTTGTTTGTAAGAGTATACAAATGTATATCTGTAGCAACTTGTTCGATAGTCTTGTTAGGAAATCGAAGACCGAAGGTGAAGTAATTGTTATCATTCTCAAGAGATGGGAAAGATAACTTTAGTATTGCTTGTGGATACTCAATAGTTTTGTCGTCACGAGTACGAGTAGCAGTTGAGTCAACAAGACTTTCTACAACGGCGTTGATTTCGTCGTGTGCAGAGTTTAAACGCATTGCAGATTTCACATCAGCAACTTGTTCTGTGGTTGGTAGATTGAAAGTCATACCTAAATCCCTATTAATATATCATCTTCAGGGTTCCGAGTTTTTGAGATGAT